CCATATCTCTACTACTGCTGCCTTCTACACGTTGCTTGGTTCTAAACAAACGACTTTCATTGAGATCNCTAATAAATCCATACTGTGACTTTTTATCTTCACTCATAGTGTGGCCTCCTTCGATCTCTGCCCATTGTTTTGCTGTATACTTTTCCATACTAGTATTTACCTTAATTTGGGGTCCAACGATGACGTGGTACTAGTTTGATTTTATCCCTAGTAGCAACATATCCTTCGCCGCCTTGTTGACCTTTTGTAGTTGCTGTAACATCACTGCCCGCATTATCCAATTGGTCAATTATATTGTTTTTAATTGTTTGAATCTTTACTACAAGCTCTAGTATAGCATTTAGCCCTTTATCGTCACCTGCCATAAGTTTTGCTTGTTGTCCTTGGCTGACTTTGCTGGTTTTTAGCCAATCATAAAATCCTGTCCTGAGTTGGTCTAACTTACCTTGCTTGGTCATTTGGTTAACATAGTTATAGAGTATTGCATCTTTTCTACTCAGTCCCTGTTCCGGCGCTAACCAATTGTTTATTATTTGTGCGTTCGCATTTGCCGTACTAACTATATCCTGAACGTCACTTGTATCAACTTTGGGTTGATGTGTTACATAGGTTTGCCCTAGTACCACTACATCCTTGCTGTTAACACTGTTGGTATCTTTAATTGGTGTACCTTGTTTATCACCAAATGCGTCATGGTATGTGTGTGCAACAATACCCACGCTACTGTTTGCTATACGTTGTCCTAGTTTACTATTTGAATCAACTGTGTATGTAACATTGTTAGGTGTAAACTGTATACCTTGTTCTGTTTTTGCAAAAGGCTTACGTGGTGTATACAGTAAATCTCCGTACACATATCCACGCATGTCAGCAGGAGTGTTTCTTTCTAACGTATCAAACACACCTGCCATGTCACTAGCAAAGTCTTTACGCCAATCTTCTCCTTGTCCGGAGTTCATAATAAAATCTGCTAGAGCACCACTACTGGTTGATTTATTTTTCCCCCAACCATTTTTACCTGTCATTACAAATTGACCGTCTGGTTCACGTCCCCAAAACAATGTTGGATTACCGTCCCATTTAATGCTGACATCTTTTGAATCTTGACCTAGTCGTGTGAGTATCTCTGCGGCTTTGAGTGCGCCCTTGCTACCTTCAAATGTAACTAGATCTTCTAAGTGATTATATTCTCTACCTTTTTGTGTAGCTTCTGTTAAAAACTGATTGGCTCTCATTAGTCAAGTTCTTTCCAATTTGGATCATTGCGAAGATCAGCAAGTAGTGCATCGCCTGCTTCTTTACCCAATGCGGCTAGTATTTGCTCCACACTGCCAATGTCTTTTCCTGTGGCATTTGGGCCTAGTAGTGTACGTGCTACTTCGTCAATGTTGTTGGTTATTAGGTCTGCTTTTTTACCGTTAGCATCTCTGTTGAATAATCCTTGGTAAGGTGACCATAACATATTTTTGCTCTTAGCAATATTTGCTAGTGCAATCTGTTTGTTTACGCCTTTCCACTTTGAACCTTGTGGAATACTGTGTGTATGAAACTTTGCAGCATTATCAGCATTTGGTACAACCATAATATCTACTTGGTGTGTGTTGTCACCTACAGGTATTTCGATATGTACACTGGTGCCACTTTGCCCAGTATTAAGTCCTGCTAAATCAAATACTTGACGTAGCTTTTGTCTAATAACTTTGTCTGGTTGATCTTCCATATTGAAATGTTGTTTAAGTTGTTCTACATCAACAATCATATCCAAGTCTCCGCTTACTTTGCCTGGAGTTGGAGTTGCGCCACTTCCAATTGGAATAGCAGTACTGCCAGTTTTTTGTAATACACTGTTTACAGTTTTCATAATTTGAGGAATTATTTTGTGATCGAAGCTCACACTATCAGGGAATATATTGCCGCCTTCTTTAATAGGAGCATTATCAAATAAACTTCTTTGTCTTATTCTTTTAAGTCGGCTTCCACGTTTTTTACGTTTCTTAGTTCCGCCTAGTATGTCTGCTATCTTCATTTACTTTACCAATTCCTCTTTGAAACTTACGTGGATCTTTGGTTCTTATGCTGTTAATCAAACGCTTGTTTAAATCTGCGGCTGTTTCAACATCAAAACTTTCATTGATCAAATTGATCAAGTTTATCGCTGTAACAATCACTTGTTGTGCATTTGACTCAACAATATGCTTTTTGTCACTTTTTGGTGACATAGCATTAATTTCTTCCAATAATGATCTTGTTTTACGCTTCATCTTAGTAGTATTTAGTAAATATTGTTGCTGGAGCATTGGTGACAAGCACTTATGGCAGTTGCAGAGAAATTGATTCTCAACATAGGACCAACCATTAAAAATAAGAGCAAATCATCAATGGCAATGCAAACACACAACACAGGCTCAAATAGGCTCATATTAATGACTCAACTTATACACCGTGTTTGCTGTTCGGAATCATATAATAGATATAGATAAGGTCGACTGCACCTTTGCTTCAGCACATATCATACTCAAAGTTTTGACAGGTGCTGTGCTTGGCTACAAACCTAGCACCATTCTTTATATGAAAATTCCTTGCCATATCTGTTAGCGGACTTAGTGTAACAAATCTTTTAACCCAAGGCCGTTGATGTTTGATTCGCTCTGCTACTCCATTTACTATTTCCCTTCCTGCTCCTCGCTGATAACTCCATACAGTATAAAATACTGCACATTTCAATCCTACCCACTTCATATCTGTTTCGCTAGTAGGCATTTCGTCCATGTATGCTACACATATACATGCAGCAATCTCTCCGTCACGTTCCAACACATACACTTCTCTGCCGCTACGTGTACGCCATTCTTTGCTAATGTGTGGTCTAACCGGGTCGTTCTTAATGTGTTCTAGTTCTTGTTCAGTTGCTAATCTGATCACTCGCTTTTCCTCAATAAACTTTTTAATCTGTCTGTAGCATCAACTTGTGGATTGGCGTCCATGTTATTCTCTGTAACACTTTCACCTGCTGGTGCTACACTGCTTTTTGTTTTTAGTTTTTGATAGATGCTGGTTACTGCACCTTCATCTTCTTGATCGTCTGGATCCAAGTCTTCAATTTTCAAACTGTCCATATTGAACTTGAGATCTAGTTTACTTCCAACACCACTACTACTACGTGTTTTCATAAACTGTATTTGTACTCTGCCACGCTCTCGCATAGCTCTACTGCTGAAAATACCTATTAGGTTGTCTGCTGTGTTAATCTTACTAATACCGCCTGCAATGTGACTGTGGTCAAATTCAATCTCATCAACTGCACTACGATTCAACTGTGAAGCTGTAATAAACAATATACCAAGTTCAGTTGCCAAGTTACGCAATTCTTCACTAACAAATTTATCTTTAATAAATTGATCGCTTGGGTTAACTTTAACTGTGACTGGCATCATAAGATCCAAATAGTCAACTAGTAGTGCATCAACATGCAAATTGTGTTGTATCTGATATTCTCTCATGTATGCTTTGATGTCGTTAACAGTAGTACCATTCTTCATTTGTATTACTTGTAGTCTGCCTGCCTTCTTACTGGCCATCTTAACACGCAATTCTACATCACTGCTATTTTTCATAACGTCTTTGGTGCTCATACCTGTAAGCATAGCATCCAATCTCATAGCACACAGTTCTTCACTAAGTTCCAAACTGATGTACACAACGTTCTTGCCTTGCAACGCCCAGTTTAGTGCTAAGTTCTGCATAAACAAACTCTTACCACTACCACTACCACCTGCAAAGATGTTTAGCTCGCCTGGATTAAATCCGCCATACAATACTCTATCAAATGTCTCCCAGCCACTACTATTTTGTCCTCTGTTGTCTTTGATGCTTTGTATGCGTCCTGCAGGATCATCCCAATAGTTTGTACCAAAGTTTTTAGCAAGTCCAATCTCTGTTGCTTCTTTGATGATTCCTTCTACTGTACCGTACTCTTTGTTCTCTAACATATCAGCACTTTTTAGAATTGCTGCTTCCAACGCTTTGTGTCTACAAAACTGTTCAAAGTTATCCATAAACCAATTTTTATGTTCTGTGGTTAGTTTGTCTTTTACATCAGATATTTCAACACCAGCTACACCTTTAACTTGCTCTAGCATGGGAACATCGTTGTATTCATCTGCATGCTTTTGTATAAAGTCTACTGTGTCTCTGAATTGTCTATCAAAGTAACTGCTTTCTAAGATAGCATTACACCGCACAAAAAGATCCTTGTCTGCCAACAAGAACTCTAAATATAGTTGTTGTAATTCTGCGCTGTAATCTTCACTCATTAATTTCCCCTTGCAACTTCTTTGTAATATACTCTTCTCTGGTATATATCATAATCCAGCTGTTGGATTTTTTTGGTACAGCGCCTTGGCTATCCATTTTTATAGCGTATTCCCAATAGTTTGTCAACCAAATTCGTTGATTGGTTATATCACTGCGTTGGGGCCACCAAGCAAATCGTTGG